CAGAGGAAGAAGCTATCAATACTATTTTAGAGGAGAATAAATATTTAGACCTACGCAAAAGACTTGACTACGACCTTACGGTATTAGGTATCTCTGTTGCAAAACACGAGTTTCTTCCCGGTTCTGGTGTACAGGTTTCCTATGTAGACCCGGCTAACGTGGTCTATAGCTATACTGAGGACCCTTACTTTAAAGATTGTTTTTATTGGGGTGAGATTAAGACAGTTCCTATTACGGAGCTCTTGAAGATTGACCAATCGTTAACTACTGACGATTTAGCTGAAATCTCAAAGTACAGCCAAAGTTGGTATGACTACTACAACGTAGCTCAGTACTACCAAAATGATATTTTTTACCGTGACACCTGCACATTACTATACTTTAACTATAAGACCACCAAGAAAGTTGTTTATAAGAAGAAGTTCTTGGATAACGGTGGCGTTCGTGTAATTGCAAAAGACGACACGTTTAATCCACCTACTGATATGATGGAGGAGGGCAAGTTTGAGAAGATTGAAAAAATAATTGATGTTTGGTACGAAGGCGTAATGGTCATGGGTACAAACATTTTACTTAAGTGGGAGATGTCTGAGAACATGGTTCGTCCTAAGTCATCATCTCAACACGCTATACCAAACTACGTTGCTGTTGCACCTCGTATGTATAAAGGTGTAATTGAGTCTTTGGTTCGTCGAATGATTCCATTCGCTGACTTGATTCAAATTACTCACTTAAAGATGCAGCAGGTTATTGCACGTACAGTTCCTGACGGTGTATTCATTGATGCTGATGGCCTTAATGAAGTTGATTTAGGTACGGGGGCTGCTTACAATCCCGAGGATGCACTCCGACTATACTTCCAAACGGGTAGTGTAATCGGACGTAGCTACACTCAAGACGGTGAGTTCAACAATGGCCGAGTTCCTATTCAAGCTATTGCAGGAAGTTCAGGTGCGTCAAAACTACAAACCCTAATTGCAAACTACAATCACTACATGGATATGCTGCGTTCTGTCACAGGACTTAACGAAGCACGTGATGGCTCTATGCCTGACCCAAGAGCATTGGTTGGCGTACAGAAGCTTGCAGCACTTAACTCAAATACAGCAACACGTCACATCTTAGAGGCTAGTTTATTTATGTTCCGCTCATTGGCAGAGGCATTAACATATAGAGTAGCTGACATTTTGCAATACGCTGACTTCAAGGATGACTTTGCAAATAGAATTGGAAAGTACAACGTATCTATCTTAAATGAGATTAAGGATTTATACGTGTATGATTTTGGAATCTTTATTGAAATTTCACCGGATGAAGAAGAAAAGGCACAACTCGAGCAGAACATTCAAATCGCGTTATCTAAAGGCGATATTAACCTTGAAGATGCGATTGATATCCGTGAGATTAAGAACATTAAATTGGCTAATCAACTTCTTAAGGTTAAACGAGTTAAGAAGCAGGATAGAGAGGAGCGACTTCAGATGCAGCAGCAGGCTATGGTTGCTCAGCAAAACCTACAGTCACAGCAAATGGCAGCTGAAACAGCTATGGCTAAAATTCAAGCAGAGACTCAATCTAAGATGCAAATAAAACAAGCAGAAGTTGCATTCGAAATTGAAAAAATGAAAAACGAAGCCGTTCTCAAGCAACAGCTAATGCAGACTGAGTTTGATATGCAGATGCAATTAAAGGGAATGGAAACTCAAAATTTAAAGCAAAGAGAAGACGAAAAAGAAAAGGCTAAGGATAAAAGAATCTCTATTCAAAATAGTCAGCAATCAAAGTTAATTGAGCAGCGCAAGAATAATTTACCTCCAATTGATTTTGAATCAAATGAAGATAGTTTAGATGGTTTTGACTTAGCTGAATTTGAGCCTAGATAGTATTGAAAAAATACTATTAAAAAAATGTATAATTTTGTAATGTAAATTTTAATCAAATGGAAATCAAAGTAAGAGATTTGGGAGCGACCGAATCAAAAAGCGTTCAAGAAGTTGAACAACAATTATTAGATGAACATCAACAACAAATAGAGGAATCTCAAGAGACGCCTGTAGAAGTTGTAGATGAACCAACACCACCACCTGCTCAAACTGAAGAGATTGAGTTAGATGATGATAAAGTTCTTTCATATTTAGGTAAGCGATATGGTCGCGAACTCAAGTCCTTTGATGACTTGACATCTCAGAGAGATGAGCAAGAAGAGATGGACGAGGAGATTAAGACCTATCTAAAGTACAAAAAAGAAACAGGGCGTAGCTTTGAAGACTTTAAAGAGTTAAACAAAGATTACGATTCTATGAATGAAGACGATTTGCTTCGTAAATTCTACTTGTCTACACAAGAAGGATTGGATGATGATGACGTCGATGTACTATTAGATGAGTTTTTCTATGACGAAGACTACGATGATGAGTCAGCAGTTAAAAAGACAAAACTCAAAAAGAAAAAGGCTGTTAATGAGGCAAAGAAATTCTTTAACGACCAAAAAGAGAAATACAGAGTTCCGCTTGAGTCAAGCACGAGCTCTTCTCCAAATGTCGATTTAGAAGAGTATGAGTCTTATAAACAATATATGTCAGAAGCTAAAAGCCTCGAAGAGGAGAATCTGCGTAAAGCCGAATGGTTTCAGCAAAAGACTGAAGAATTATTTAATGGTGATTTCAAAGGTTTTGATTTCACATTGGATGATAAAAAATTCACCTTTTTGCCTGCAGACCGTGAGGAAATAAAAAAGATTCAAAGTAATCCATACAGCTTCATAACGAAGTATTTGGATGAAAATGGATTAATGAAAGACGCAGCAGGATACCACAGGTCTTTAGCAATGGCAATGAACCCTGAGCGCTTCGCTAAGTTCTTTTATGAGCAAGGCCAAGCGGACGCAACGGATGACTTGAGTCGTAAGATTAAAAATGTAAATATGTCTGAGAGGAGAGCGCCGGAGTCCATCGCAAATGGGGAAATGAAAATGAGAGTTGTTAACCCTGATTCGGGTAACAAACTCAAAATTGTAAGTAGAAAAAATTAATAACTAACAAAAACACAAAACAATGCCAGTTTTATCAACCCCCGGTTTTGCTTTGCAGCCAAATGCTCAACAAGTAGCATTGCAAACAAACTACATTACTAACTTTGACTTCTTGAATCAGTATCTTCCTGATACTTACGAGAAGGAATTTGAGCGTTACGGAAATCGTACTGTATCTTCATTCTTGCGAATGGTAGGTGCTGAGATGCCGTCTAACTCAGATATGATTAAGTGGACTGAACAAGGTCGTCTACACACTAAATACACTAACTGTAACGCTAACTCAGGAGCAGGTTCTGACGTAGCTACAATCACAGTTAACGACGTATTAATTCCAACTGCAGTAGGTAAGCCAATCGCTATCCGCGTTGGACAAACAATCAACGTTTCTGACAACGTTACAGGTGCTTCTAACAAAGCTATCGTAACTGCAGTCAACACTACTACAGGTGTTATTGACGTTGCTTACTACGAAGGTGCAGGTCAAGCATTCGGTCTTGGCTCAACTGTTACCATCTTTATTTATGGTTCTGAGTTTAAAAAAGGTACTAACGGAATGGTTGGTTCTTTGGAAGCTGATGACGATATTTACTCTAACAGCCCAATCATCCTTAAGGATAAGTATGCTGTTAACGGTTCTGACATGGCTCAAATTGGTTGGGTTGAAGTAACCACTGAGAATGGTGCTACAGGTTACCTTTGGTACTTGAAGTCTGAGCACGAAACTCGTCTTCGTTTTGATGACTACCTCGAAACATCTATGATTGAAGCAGTTCCTGCTGCTCCATTATCAGGTGCTGTTGGTGCAGGCTTCAAAGGTTCTGAGGGTGTATTCTACGCAGTAAATACTCGCGGTAACGTATGGGGTGGTGGTAACCCAACTACTCTTGCTGACTTTGACACAATCATCTCTCGCTTGGATAAGCAAGGTGCTATCGAAGAGAACGTATTGTTCTTGAATCGTGCATTTAGCTTGAACGTAGATGATATCCTTGCAGCTCAAAACAGCTACGGTGCAGGTGGTACTTCTTATGGTTTGTTTGACAACGATAAGGACATGGCTTTGAACCTTGGTTTCACAGGTTTCCGTCGTGGTTCTTACGACTTCTACAAGTCAGATTGGAAATACCTTAACGACCCAACTATGCGTGGTGGCCTTCCTACAGGTGGTGCTGCAGCAGGCACAGTAACAGGTCTATTAGTTCCTGCAGGTTCTACAACTGTTTACGACCAAGTACTTGGTAAAAACGCTAAGCGTCCGTTCTTACACGTTCGTTACCGTGCTACTGAGGCTGAGAATCGTCGTTACAAGACTTGGATTACAGGTTCTGCCGGTGGTGCTGCTACTAGCGACCTCGATGCAATGGAAGTTAACTTCTTATCTGAGCGTGCTGTATGTACACTTGGTGCGAACAACTTCTTCTTGTTCCGTTACGGTGCATAATCAATAGGATTAATAAAATGGGGGGTGTCTTCAAAGACACTCCCCTATTTTTAAATTTTAATTATATCAAATAAAATGAAAACAACAAAAAAACCAATTAGCGTAAATAAAATTTACAAGCTTAAGAATGATGCAGCTCCGTTATCATTCATTTTACCATCTCGAGGAAGTGACCGATACCCATTACTTTGGTGGGATGACGAGAATGGAATTAACAGAGAAATCCGCTACGCGGTAAATCAAAAAAGCCCTTTTCAAGATGAGCAAGATGGCAATGCAATTGTAGAGCCAATTATCTTTGAAGATGGATTTTTAAATGTTCCAAAAACAAATCCTGTTCTACAGCAGTTCTTAAACCTACACCCACTCAATGGCATTTCTTTTGAAGAGATTAACTTTGAGAAGGATGCATCTAAAGAACTAGAGAGAATCAACTACGAGGTTGATGCCTTAATTCGTGCTAAAGAACTTACTGTTGACCAAATGGAAACTGTTTATAGAATCCTATTCAACATTAGTCCTGATAAGATTACAACAGCAGAGATGAAAAGAGATATCTTGGTATTTGCCAAAAATGAACCTGAAAACTTTGTTAATCTTCTTGATGACCCAATGTTAAGTACTCAATCAACAGTGCAAATATTCTTTGAGAAGAAACTTCTTGTATTCAAGAACCAAAATAAAGAGATTTGGTTTAACACACCATCTAACAAAAAGAAAATGATGAATGTGCCATTTGGTGCAGACCCATACGTAGAGCTTGTTGAATACTTCACATCAAAAGAAGGATTAGATGCTCTAAAAATGTTAGAGAGCAATTTAGAATTGATGTAATTATTTTATATTGCATAAGACATAAGGCGTCCATTGGGCGCCTTTTGTTTTTTATGTATCTTTGTAAAAAGGATTAAAATGATTAACTCAGTAAGAAATACTGTACTTTCCGTATTAAATAAAAATAACTACGGGTATATATCACCATCTGACTTTAACTTGTTTGCAAAGCAAGCACAGATGGAAATCTATGAAGAGTACTACAGTAGTTACAATAAAGCAATTAATGCTGAAAACTCTCGAGTATCAGGAACAGAGTACGCTGATATTGAAAACCCAATAGCAGAGGTGTTAGAAGGATTCTTACGTAATGATACATTAGTTCAAGTTTCGCCTGCTACAAATCAATACTACGTACCATCTCCTGTAACAACAGGATACAACTTCTACATGATTAGTAGACTTACCTGTTTTAATGGTACTACAAGGTTAGGTGACGCGGAGAAGGTTGCTAACGCTAGGTTGTATATGCTATTGGATTCAATGCTTACAGCACCAACAACTCAGTTTCCTGCCTATACAATTGACGGAGATATAATCACAGTATATCCTGCTACAATTAATGGTGTTTCATCATTAAAATGCTCATACTTTAGATTACCTTTAGACCCTAAGTGGACATACATTAACTTACCTAACGGTGAGCCTGCATTTGACCAATCTCAACCTGACTACCAAGACTTTGAACTTCCGTTGGAAGATGAATATAAGTTGGTTATGAAAATACTTCAGTACTGCGGTATGTCAATTAGAGAGATTCAAGTTGCACAGTATGGTATTCAGCAAGAGCAGTCTGAGAATCCTGCATTTAGCACACAACAATAATAAACCATGGCATATATTTCACAATATCAATACTACGAGAATGGTGGTAACGCGCCTGAGGACGCTAATTGGGGCTCCTATCAATACGTTAGCTTAAAGGACATTGTAAACAACTTTATGCTTATGTACTCAGGCAATCACTCATTGATTAACAATGAGGAGCGTTATAAGATTATATTTCACGCAAAGCGTGCAATTCAAGAGCTAAACTACGATGCGTTCAAGGAAATCAAGGTGCTAGAACTAAACGTTTGTGAGAAGCTCCGTTTTGTTTTACCATCTGACTACGTTAATTGGGTACGCATTTCCTTATACAAGGATGGTTGGTTACGACCACTTAGCGAAAATATTCAAACGTTGTCATCCAAGGCTTACTTGCAGGATAACAACTGCAACATTCTATTTGACCAAGACGGTAACGTTCTTGAGCCTCAGTACTCTGCGATTGACTTTGACAGAATTACAGGAAGCAAAAAGAGCATTTACCTAAACCCGGGAAGCCAATTTGATGGGCAAGAGGGATGGTTCATTGATGGCAATTGGTATTTCGACTACGGAATCTCTGCGCGTTTTGGTTTAAATACTGAAACAGCAAACTTTAATCCTACCTTCAATGTAGATAAAAAAGCAGGTGTAATTAATTTCTCCTCAGACATGGCAGGTGAGTTATGTATTCTTGAATACATATCTGATGGTATGGAGAACGGAGATGACAGCTTGGTGACTGTAAACAAATTATTTGAGAAGTATGTTTATGCATATATTATGTATGAGATACTTAACTCAAAGCTCGGAGTACAGGAATACATCATAATGAGAGCTCGAAAGGAAAAGACTGCATTGTTACGTAATGCTAAAATTAGAATCAGTAATATACATCCGGGTAGACTTCTTATGAATCTTCGTGGTATGGATAAGATTATGAAGTAGTATGGCTAATCTTACAAGAAACTTTAATGCAGGTAAAATGAACAAAGTCGTCGATGAGCGACTTGTTCCCGATGGTCAGTACATTGACGCACTTAACGTGCGCATGGGTTCTACCGAAGAAAAAAGCATCGGCGCTATTGAGAACACAAAGGGTAATTTAAAATTAACTTCTTTGATTTACATAGATGGTACTCCATTGAGTACTGACGCTAGAGCAATTGGTGCTTTTGAGGATGGCTCATTAGAAACCGTGTATTGGTTTGTGCATGACCCTAATTTTACTGTAGGGGCTACGGGTAAACTTGACTTAGTTGTTTCTTTTAATGTACTCACAAACATACTTACGTATCACGTTATTAGTATTGACGATGGGAGTGGTGTGAACACGACTCTAAACTTTAATCCTGAATATGTAATTACAGCGGTAAACAAAATTGATGACTTATTATTTTGGTCGGATGATTACAATCCTCCTAGATTTATTAATGTAAAGGAGAACTATCCAAATCCATCTCCTACAAATGTAGATTACTACGTGGCATTGCCGCCTGCTCCATTAGCTCCACACCCTGAGATTTTATTAGAGCGTCTACAGG